TGTTCAAGTGTCATTTCACCTTTTGTCATTTTTTCGACTTGTAATTTTTCATCATCACCTGAAAAGAAATCTTTTACACCGCCAACAAAACCCTTTACTTTATCTGCTAAGGCTCTAATAGGTTTCATAATAAAATCAAATACTGCTTGTTGCATTTCAGCAGCCTTTTCTGTAACCTCTTTAAAATAATCTTTTATGTTTTGTTTTATATTACCAAAGAAATTAGGTATAGTTTCAGTAAAGAAACTTACAAAGTTTTTTACTGCCTCTTTTATTGTCTCTGGTAATTTTCTAAAAAACATTTTCATATCTGCTACAAATTCACTTTCTATACCAAAGAATTTTAACACGGCGTCAACTAAAGAAAAGAAAGCGTCACCTATAATACTAATAAGTTTAATTGGTAAATCAATAACAATTGCTTTAATGCCTGATAAGAAAGCACTACCATCGCCTTCAAATAAACCTTTTAATATGTTTTGTATAGCTGTAAATGCCTCGCCAAAGAAACCTATAATATTTGATATGATAGGAAATATGTCTTCTTTTAAAGAATTAAAAGCTGCCTTTAAACCATTAAATATTTCTTTAACAACAGGACCTATATCTTTACCTAACTTATCTAAATTTAAACTAAAGGCTAATAATAGACCAAATAAGGCCGCTTTACCAAATAGACCCTTAAATATGCCTGAAATACCACCAGCAAAAGCTTTTGTTTTTTCACCTAGACCTTTAAACATATCCTTAATACCAAATGATCTGTCTGGATCATCTTTTAATGCTTCTTTTTCGGCCTCTGTGCCTTGTGCCTCTGTAATAAGTCTATCTCGTCTTGCCTCTTTTGTAGCAGCCGCTATACCACCAAAATATGCCACCATTTTTTTTATACCTGATGATATAGTGTCTAGGTAACTTGTTTGTTGTTTTTCTTCTTCTAATTCTAAACCACCGTTAGCTGTATCAGCACCAACGGCTTGTAATCCTTGAAAAGAGTTAGCTAAAGATTTACCTATCTCTAAAGCAGATTCTTCTTTTAGTGATACTTCAGCAGCCATTTATTATCTTCTCGGTTCTTTTGTTTGTACTTTTGATGATTTACCATTTACATATAATCCAAACCAAGCAGCGCCAGCACCAACAACGACAGATACAAAACCTGCCTGAGCATTATTAGGGGCGTCTAAAGCCATAAACCATTGCATTGTGTTATAGAATACTAGGCCATATAGAATCATCATAATTCTAGGTACCGTTCTCCAATTAGATAAGAATTGTGGTAGTTCTTCTTTTAAAAACCACCATACCCACTTAATTGTTTTGACGGTTTTAGATGTAGTTTCTTCAAACATTATTTGTTCCTCTCTCGTCTTCGTTTTTCGTTTTCGTCTTTTATATAATTTACCAACAGAGAAATATATATCTCCCTTTCCCACGGTATCATTTCTTCTAACTCACTCAAGCTATATTTATGATGTTGCATCAGAGCAAAGTTAGTTTCATAATAGTTCTCTAAACTATCGTGTGAAAGGGCTATCCGAAAAAATCGGTCAGTCCTTTTAATGTAACTTCACTCTCAACCTTTGTATTAGGGTTTGTAACCTTAATCTTATGCTCAAGTCTAGGCATAGATGAAAAGAAACCTTGTATTTTTCTCATCTGTTCACCAGTTAAACTATCAATAAAATCGTCTAGTTCTTTTGGTGTGCTGTCTTTCGCATAATACATCTTGTCGCCCTCATAAATGTGGTCAACAGACTTTTTAATTAAGTCATACATAGCAGCTACTTTTATATTGTCACTCATAATACCTGAATCCATAAGTTTTAAAGTCGGATATTTTAGAACAACTCCTAGTTTTCTGCTTTCATCTAATACAATATTATTGTTGTGAGTATCGTCAACATAAACCTCAACTTTTGTTAAGTCAACATCTACGTTACCATATGATTTCTTATCATCTGGACATAAAACTTTTAACTTAGCAATCTCACCAACACTTTTAGCTCTTATATTTAAAAAGATATATTCAATGTCAAATATCGGGTACTCATCTGGTTCTACTACACCAAACGTACACGCTTTAACAATGTCTTTTACTGCTACTAACATTTCTTCTGGTTTTCCAGATTCTAATGCTACTAACAATATTTTTTCCTCTTTAACTAAAAAAGGTCTAAAAGATATGGTTTTTTGTTGAGATGGTAATGTCAACTCATATTTTGCTACATTAACTATAGGCAATGCCATAATTTACTCCTTCAATTATATTATAAAAATGGTGGGAATACTTTCCCTCCAAATACTGAGCCAATCGGTACTCTTTGTCTTATCACGTTAACAACGTCTCTACCAGCTCGTCTTATTTCTGGTGGCAATTTACTTAACAATTTTCCAAATGCTCCGTATTTGTACTTAACGGTAGGTTTCTTAAAGCCACCACCTACTGTATAATTTCTCACTTCATCAATAGAAAGGTTTGACCAGTTTCTATAATAAAAAGAGATATTAATTTGCATAATTTCGTTTTGTGTACCATAGTTTAATGGCACAGCAGTAATAGTTTTAGGATAACACTCATACATATGAACACCATAAGCTATTCTATCTCTAAAGGCGTCACCTGAAAAAGCACCAAGAGCATATATTCTAATAGCACCTGTGTACTCATCATAAAAGTGTACATTGTTTGTTGCCAAATCCATTGCTGAGTTTTGCCATAATTCAAAAAATGATCTTTGTCTTAAAAATTTATCAGCGTAAAAAGATAATGTTATTTCTTGTGAATAACTATGACCATAAACTATTTCTCTTTTTGGCCCATATGTTTTTAGTGGTGCTGTATCTACATTTCTACCTGGTAGTTCAGCAGCAAAGCAAAATGCTCTTAAGCCTCTTTGTAATTCTGTTTCTGCCTGTAATTGGCCAGGTAAAGTTGATCGTTGTACTTCTTCTTGGAAAGTAAACTGATCAGCACCTGCCTCATTGGAAGCTTGTTCATTTAAACCTCTTGGTAAAATAAAGTCTACCATAAATCTATTTGGTCTAGCAAAGCCCTCACCCTCGGCCATTTTACCTACAAATCTACCTAATGTAGATTCAGGATTACCTTGTACTCGTCTTAATCTAGGATCGTTTTGTACATTGTCTAATGATCTATCTCTAGGAATACCAAATCTTATATCTGTACCGAATATTCTTTTGCCGCCTCTTAAAATTGCCATTAAATCATACCTCTACTATCTGACCACACTTTTGTTGTGCCTGCTTTTCTAAATTGTTGTACAGGTAAATAAGCAGCTAAGGCTGCCTCATTAAAATCAATTCTTAAAAATTGTGATCTAGCCTGTTTATATAGGTACTTTTTAATAGTTGGTTTTACCAGATTAATACCCTTTACATCATCATAGTTAGCAGTAAATTTTGTTGTTGACTTCATACCACCATCAGCAAATGTTTGTAGTCTTTCTAATAATCTAAATCTTAATATGTAAGGTAGATAATGAAAGTTTAGACCCATAAAACCACCTTTAATTGACTCTAATGGTAATACTAATGGAAAGACATCATAGTAGGGTAATCTAGCCTTTGTTTTAGGATCATAGAAAAACATATTAAGTCTACCTACACTTGGTCTACCTATTAGTTTGCCTTGATTCATTAATCTTCTAGCGGTAACTCTATCTGCTAATGATGTTACATTTTTTCTGTACCAATCAGCAGATTTTTTGACACCACCTTGTCTATCTTTTAAAGTATCTAATATACTAGCCATATGGATATTTATATGCGGAAATAAAAAAGGCCAGGTATTTCTACCTGACCTTTAAGCGTTAGTTAAGAGAGAGAAAGTATTACTCTTCCTCAGCTAATTTACTAAAGTATGACAAAGTATCGTCACCATCACTAGCTTCTGGTTGAGCATTAACTTCGGCTTTCGCTTGACCGTTGGTCTGAGGCGGGAGGTTTACATTCTCAACGGTACTAGCGTTTCTGTCGCCTGTAATTACCCTATTCAGTTTCTCTTTGAGTTCATCATAGGTCTTAAAATTACTAAGGTCAACAAAAGGTTTTAGAGGGTGTTGTTGTTTCCAAATAGCTTTGATTTTTTCGTCATCAACAGCAGCTTGGCTTACACTCTCAAACTCTGATTTGTCGTAGTTCCAATAACCATCAACTTTTCTAATTTTTAGTTTAAAGTTAGCACCTTTCCAAAAATCAAATGGGTTAATTGGTTGTTCATCATCAAACGCTGGTTGCATTGCCTCTGTAATCTTATCAAATATTTTTTTACCAAATTTAAATAAGAATACTTTGCCCTCGTTTTCAGGATGTTTTGGGTCACTTACAATCATAATATTAGAATAGTAAGATAACTTTCTTTTTCTTTTTCTAGCTATCTCTTTATCACTATCTAATCCTGTATTCCACAATCTTGTGTTTTCTTCACTTACAGGATCTTTTTGACTCATTGTAGTTAATGAGTTCTCAATATACCAGCCACCTTTGTCTTGGAAAGCGTGAGACCAAACTCGTTGCCAAGGTAAGTCTTCGTTCTCTACTGCTGGTAAAAATCTTAACACAGCAAAGCCATTGCCAGTTTTATCTAGTTCTGGTTTCCAGAATCTATCGTCTTGGTATTTGTTCTTGTTTGATTGATCCTCAGGTTTGAGGTTTGTTTCAAGTGCTTTTGTTAACTTATCAAAATTACTTGATGATGTCTTTAATGTTTCAAAGTCCATTGTATTTCTCCTTGTATGTATCTTTGTATTCGTTGTTTTTGTGTTACCTGTATAATCGGTATCATTTTTATTTATAAGAGTTCTCACGTTGATTTGCCCATTTTTTTACTTCAGCATTTCTAGCCTTTTCATCATAGGTTGCTCTAGGTAAAGACCTCTTAATTCTGTACTCTTTATAACTTTTACACCATCTTACTATTGTGTTTAAAAGTTTATATATAATTTTATCAAACATATTTCTACTAATATATCACAAACAAGTGCTCTTGTCAATGCTCCTATAAATTAAACTTCTTATAAAAATCATCATAACTGATATAGTCTAGGTTACCTTTATGATCTGTCCACTCTCTTACCACCTTGTTTACCTCATCACCACCTCTGATACTATTCTGTACCTTGTAAAAAATCACTTTTTTACTCTTATGTTTACCAGAGAAGTCAAAAAATGTCTCTTTTAGTTGTTGTACCCAATTTACACTAGGTGTAGGAGCGTGGTCTTTTAGCACATAGTTTGGTGTACCAGCAAATATGTTATTAACTTTACCTGTTGTGCTACCTAAATCCATACCTAACAGATAGACCTCATTTGGTTGTTCTAATAAACAAGATATGTAAGCAGCTGTCGGGCCAGCAGCCCAACCTTTATCTTTAAAATCTTCTATATCGTTTAAACACTTTGATTTGTTATTATCTTTTAGCCAAGATACTTTAATAGATTTTTGTTGTACAAATTTTCTATGTTTTGTTTTATCACTTCTAACTACGTGAGCCACACCTGCTACACTTGAACCGTGCATTACAAACTCTTTACTACCAGTTCTATCGTTTTCGTAAAAAGCTCCTTCTTCTCTTGCTAATCTTAAATCCTCATCTGTAGCACCAGCCTTAATCATATTCTCATATAGTTGAGCAGGTACTT